ACACCGGATAGAATCCCGAACTCAACAATAATAGTCAACGGATCAGCACGACAACCGGGATATCCATTCTTTACATGGACAAATTATCGAATGTTTGGCTGGATTACACAGCCTCTCAATCAATTTGGCAATATTCTACCCACTACAAATCTGCCAAGTTTTGACCACAACATTTTCGGAATTGATGCGCAAGTAACATCCGAAGCAATTACTTTCCAAGGCGCGCACGCGCCGCTCGTAAACGGAACTTACACATTCCCGGCGATTGTTAACGACGCAGGTTTAACGCAGTACCAACAACCGCCTCATTTGCGGCACTTGCCTGAAACGATTACTGCAAGCGCTGCAACAATATCGTCGCTTGCTGACCCGTTGCTTGCAACTTTAACATTTCCAGCGACTGATCCCGGCTTGTTCAGCGTGATCGTTGGGCAAGTCCGAACGCTGAACACATTCGACACGACCAACACCGAAACATACTTTTCCGACAGTTTGATCAATGGATTTGCCGGTGATATATTGTTACCCGGTGAAAACAAATCGCGTGAGTTGTTCCATCTTTTTGCAAACAAAGGTTTCCAAATCGGGCCAGTTTCGGTCGCAACATTTGGCACTGACAAAACCAGTCTGACCGAAGGCGCAGCTTGGGTTTTATATGGCATACATTTGCAGCCGCAAATCACAGCAGCAAACTTTCCTGATGGCACTCCAGTACCACAAGATCACACGTTTTTAGTTACAAGCGCGGTTGGTACAATCACGCCAATGGTGACTGTAAATCTGACAGGTCTGTCGATATCGGGCAGCGTTGGCAGTGTGCAGGCAAACGTTGCGCAGCCGCTTACTGGTCACTTAATTGGAACGGTTCTAACGCCTGACCCGCCTTGGTATGTAAATCCGTCGCGCGTTCAACTTGTGGCAAATGCTAATCAAGCGGCAAACAGCGCGGTGTATCCTTATCTTGCCGGTCCGTTTGACAATGGATCGTTGCAGCAAGACTTTGACATTGCATTATCCCTTGGTGTGCTGGCGTCGCCAATCGCCGTCAATGTCCCAGTTTCAGGAGTTTCGGCAACTGCGGCGGTTGGCGCGGTTACAACTCGTTCTTTCAACACTGTGCCAGTCCCGTCTTTTCCTGCAATTACAACGTCAGTCGGAAATCTGAGCGCGAATCCAATTGAAATCGTGTCTGAAAGTTTCAATCTCACGGTCGATCTTGGTGCAATAACACCGATTTCTGTTGCAAACGCAACGGCCACAAGCACGTCGTTTATCTTAAGTTTTGGCGGTGTGACGGCTTTCGGAGCCTCCAATTTTGGAATTTCTGGTCTCGAACAAACTTTTAGTCTTAATTCAAACCTTATATTGATTGCATATGCGAATATTGAGTTACCCGGATTTATAGTAAATGTTGATACTGGAACGCTAAGGCAGCAAATTTTTTCAAGTGTTTTTAGCATTACACCGATGCCAGCGGCATTGCCGAATTTTGCTAATTTATCGCCTTCAAACTGCAACCTAATTCACGTTGACCGAAAAATTAATGAAGTTGTCATAAATACAAAATATAGTTCGCTAGGATAAAAAAATGTCATCAGAATTTATCATGAAACAATTTGACACTTTACCGATTTTAACGGCGATTTTAAAAGACGCGAATGGCGTTGTGATGAATTTATCGAATACAACCGTCACTTTTAAAATGGGAACTGAAATATCAATAAAAGTGACGGGCGCGACCACCATTACCGACACGCTTGGAGGCGCTGTTCTGTATGAATGGGATCCAAACGATACGGATACAGCCGGTGTTTTTTTTGGTGAATTTGAAGTTGTTCATCTGTCTGGAAAAAAAGAAACGTTTCCAAACAACGAGCCATTTCGCGTTGTGATCAGGCCAGACGTGATCTAAGATTTGACCAGAGGCAAGAAAGTCGTCGCGTTCATTGAGGCTTTTTGTTTGATCCCAGAGGGCCAGTATGTCGGCCAGCCAATGAAACTTTTGCCGTTTCAGAAAAAGTTTATTCTGGACGTTTATGACAACCCGTCAGGAACAAGCCGCGCCTATCTGTCGGTCGCGCGGAAAAATGGAAAGTCTGCGTTAATCGCGGCGATTTTATTGGCGCACATTGTCGGGCCAGAGGCAAAGCAAAACAGCCAAATTGTCAGCGGCGCAAGATCGCGCGAACAAGCGGCGCTTGTGTTTAAGTTGGCCGAAAAAATGGTGAGATTATCGCCGCAATTATCAGAGATTGTCAGGGTCGTGCCAAGCAGCAAAATGCTTGTCGGCTTGGTGATGAATGTCGAATATAAGGCCATCAGCGCAGAAGCCAACACCGCGCATGGCTTGTCGCCTGTTTTGGCGATTTTGGACGAGGTCGGTCAGGTTCGCGGGCCGCAAGATAGTTTTATCGAGGCGATTGAAACCGCTCAGGGCGCGCACTTATCGCCGCTTTTAATCGCAATCAGCACACAAGCTGCAACTGACGCTGATTTGTTTAGCAATTGGCTAGATGACGCTGCAAACGCCAAGGATCGGCGCATTGTTAGTCATGTCTACACCGCGACAGAAGATTGCGCGCTTAACGATAGAAAGTCGTGGCGCGCGGCTAACCCGGCGCTAGGAAAGTTTCGGTCGCTGCAAGATATGGCCGATTTTGCAAGACAGGCGGCAAGGTTGCCTGCAAAAGAAAATAGTTTTCGCTGGTTATACTTAAATCAACGCATTGAAGCGGTTTCTCCGTTTTTATCGAAATCAGAATGGGAAGCAAACGCGTCTCCGCCTGATGTGCCGCTCGGATCGCCTTGCTGGGCGGGTCTGGATTTATCCGCAAGCCGAGATTTGACCGCGTTGGTTTTGGTTTTTCCGATCGATGACAAGTTTCACGTTGTGCCGCATTTTTTCTTGCCTGCGCAGGGCATTAGGGAACGCAGCCAAATCGAGAAATATCCCTACGATACGTGGGCCAAACAGGGATTTCTAACTTTAATTGACGGTCCAGTGATTATTCCAAGCGTGATAGCGAGGGCGATTGCTGAAGTGTCGCACGAATATGATTTGCAACTGCTTTCTTATGACCGCTGGCGCATAAACGACATCATCCGAGAGTTGGATAATATTGGAATTTTGGCGCAAACTTACGACGGCAAATCTTTTCAAAAGCAAGGTGGTTTTTTACCAGTCGCTCCATTTGGTCAGGGCTTTAAAGATATGGCACCAGCGGTTGATAAATTAGAAAGATTAGTGGCGCAGAGAAATCTCTGCCACGGCGGCAATCCGATTTTAAATATGTGCGCGGCTGGCGCGGTGATTGAGCAAGACCCAGCAGGCAATCGGAAACTGACAAAAAAGAAAAGTTTAAGCCGAATTGATGGCTTGGTCGCTTTGGCGATGGCGCTAGGAAATGTGGCGAATGAAACGGACGTTGAGGCCACATCCCCTTGGGATGATCCCAATTATCGGCTGGCTGGGTAGGAGACATTTATGGGCATTTTTGACCGATTTATAGGGCAAGAGGCGCGCAGCTTAGAAGATCCGACCGCGACCAACAGCACCAAAGATTTTTTGAGCGTCATGGGCTGGGGCGACTTTGCCGCTGCGGCTGGCGTTACTGTCAACACAGACACCGCGATGGGGGTGCCTGCAATCTGGGCGGCTGTCAACTTTATTGCTGGCACTTTGGCTGGCTTGCCGCTGCATGTGTACCGCAAAACTGACGCAGGCCGTGAGCGCGTCACTGAAGGTTTTGGGGCCACGATCAACACAGCCGTCAATGACGAAATGTCATCGTTTGAATGGCGTAAATACATGTTTGAGCAAGTCTTAACTGGCGGTCGGTCAATAACCTATATTGAGCGCGACGAAGGCGGCAACGTGCGAAATCTGCATCCAGTTGATCCGAATGGCGTGCTGGTCGAGCGCAAGGTTACATCGCAGGGCTTTCCAGCGAAAACATATCGCTACAATCAGCGGATCTTTAAAGCGCGAGACATCATTGATTTGACGTTTATGCTAAAGGCTAATCAGCTTGATCCAAGAGGACCAATTGCCACGAATAAAGATGCAATCGGCATGGCTATCGCGGCCAGCCAATACGGTGCAAAGGCGTTCCAATCTGGCGGCATTCCACCGGCAGTTTTGCAGGGTCCATTTCAAAGCGGCGCAGCGGCAAGTCGCGCGTCAGAAGATGTTGCGGCGGCGACGGCAAAGCTGGCAAAAGAAGGCAGGCCGATCATGGCTTTGCCACTTGGTCACGAATTAAAATCTGTCGGATTTTCGCCAGAGCAAATGCAATTGATCGAATTGCAACGATTTAGCATTGAACAGATCGCGCGCATTTACAGCTTGCCGCCGATATTCCTGCAAGACCTTACACGCTCAACGTTCACAAATTCAGAACAACAAGATCTGCATTTCGTTAAGCACACTTTGAAGCGTTGGATTGAACAGGCCGAGCAAGAAATGAACCTCAAGCTGTTCGGTCGCGGGTCAGATCAATATGTTGAATTTAACGTCGATGGATTGTTGCGCGGCGACTTTAAAACACGAATGGAAGCCCACGCAACCAGCATTCAGAACGGCATCAGAACGCCTAATGAAGTGCGCGATCTGGAAAACATGAGCGCGCGCGATGAGGGCAATGACCTTATGATTCAAGGCGCAACTGTTCCCATCAAAAATCAAGTGATCGGAGATCAAGATGAGTAAAGAAATCAGAACGCTTGATAGCGGCGTAGAAATCCGGGCCGACGAGGATGGCATAAAAGTCTCTGGATATGCGGCGGTTTTCAACGAGGAAACGAATATCGGCGGTCAGTTTATGGAAAAGATTGCGCGCGGCGCATTTGTTGACGCGGTCGACCGTGATGACGTTGTGTTTCTTATTAATCATGAGGGCTTGCCCTTGGCGCGCACACGGTCAGGCACGTTGACGCTGCGCGAGGATGAGCGCGGTCTGTATATGGAAAGCAATCTGGATGAAAACGACCCAGATGTGCGCGCCCTGGTCCCTAAGATGAAACGCGGCGATTTGGATAAAATGTCGTTTGCATTTCGCCCAACTCGGCAGTCTTGGGATGACAGCGGCAATATACCGACCCGCACAATTGAAGAGGCGTCACTGTATGACGTCAGCATAGTCACAACGCCTGCATATGACGGCACTGAGATCGGCTTGCGGTCGCTAAAAGCGCACAGAGCAGATCAGAAGATTTCGCACGCTGCAAGGCGGCTGCGGATGAAGTCCAAAATTTAATTAACACACCAGTTTAACCGCGCTTCGGCGCGCTGAAAAACGGCGGTTCCCGCTGTTTGCCTGTTTCCCTGCGCCTTGGGCAAGCGCTTCGGAATGAACGTCGTGACGACGTCCAAATCCCTTAGATGGAGGCCCAAAGATGGCTAACTCTGCAATTGAATTGCGGGAATCGATGGCGCGTATTGCGACCAATGCCCGTGCAAAATTAGACGAAGTTTCCGACAACACCCATGAAGATCGCGCCGCTGAAATTGAGCGTGAATTTGACGCCATGATGGCCGATCATGATCAGCTTGGTCAACGTGCCGAGCGCATGGAAAAAGCTGACGCGGCAATCGCCAGATCAGAAGAAATTGACTACTCCAAGCGTCCACAGTTTGAAGATCGCAGCGCGCCTGCGGTTGATAACGGAGTTTCAATTTCTTATCGCAACGCATTTTGTGAAATGATCGCAAGCGGCGGCGTTGCAAACATGAGCCTTGAAGCGCGCTCAGTCCTAGAAACGGAAAACCGGGTTCAAACTGCTGGCACAAACTCGGCGGGTGGCTTCACTGTTCCTGTTGAATTGGCTGGCTACATTGAAAAGGCAATGCTTGCCAGTGGCCCAATGTATGACGACGCTTTGTTCACTACTATCAACACAGCGGCTGGCAACACGTTTAACATTCCGACCATCGATGACACCGGGAAAACTGCGGCGGCGCATACTGAAGGTGGCGCGGTCACAGATGACGGCGGCGAGGATGCAACATTTGCGCAGAAAACTCTTGG